TGGCTGCACTCAAGGTGTAATCTTCTGACCTATAGAAATCACTGCGGGCAATTGTAATAGCGTCTACAACAACGCCATTGTTTGTGTCATCACTGAGAGCTGCGTCTACGTCAACAAGGATTGAAGGAACCTGCCCCCCTTGTACTTCTAGTGTATTGGAGCCTGCACTACCAACTGTCTGTGTTGTTACACGTACAGTATCAAATAAAGGACGATCAATAAACAATGGCTGTTTATTTGTGGAAGTAGATGACAATTTCTTTACCTTAATTCTTCGTATTTAAATTCTAACTTATTCAACTGTAATATGGTCTAGTTTGATTTAAAAGTTCAGCAAATAAATTAAATTTATTTTCTTCTGGTTGAATCAAACTAGTTAAAAATTCTTCTTGTATTCCTTGTCTCATAATGTTTTCTAATGTCATTTCTCCAAATAAATTACCTGCTTCAATTGCTTGTGATAGTTGCTGTGGCTTCTTTGGCACAGAAGAAGAAGCAGGCTTTAAATTTTGTTGATATATATTTAATAATTCTTTAACCGCTTTTACAGGTTGCCCATAGTAACTAGTGCCTTTTAGTGTAGGTAAAGATGCCCACTCAGGAGCTAATTTATTTAAACTTTGCGGTGTTAATGGTTGATCTGGATTCACACCACGGGCTCTAATTAACTGTAAAGCACCTAAATCTTGTGAACCAGGAGAGAAGTCTGGAAGTTTAAGTTTACTTGACACGCCTCTCCAGGTGTCTGGCATAAATTGATACGCGCCTGCCGCAGCTGAAGAGAGTCCATTTTTACTGTTTACGACTTGATTAGGATGTCCTTTTGATAAATCAAATTGACCCCCACCATACATCGTAGAATATCCATTTGGACCAGCAGTTCCTTCTGCGTGGCGGATAACTCTTAAAAGAGCAGCAGCTTGTGGACTAATAACGTTAGGTGCCATTTTAGTTTCTTTGTCCTTGACTTAGTAGACGTACAGCAAGTCCTGGATTCGCTTTAGCCCAAGCTGCAAAGTTCTCAGCTGTCATACCAGCTCCTGCTCCTGCTTCTTGTAACTGGGGTACTAAGGTTCCAGCTTGTTTTAATTCTTCGCCGTAGGCTCGCTCTAATCCATACTGAGCAGCTAATTCATTTGGATATCCTTGAAAGTCTGGAGACATAGGATCAGGTGTGGCATATTGTTGTTTAGCATTACTTAATTGGGTTTGATAATTACGTTCTTCTATTACACGTCGTTGATCTGGTGTTCCTGCACCTGTGTTTGGATCGCCTGCTAGCATAAATCCTGGGTTAACAGGGGGAGTAGTAATGGGAGGTACTGGATCAAATTGGTTTGTAAAAATAGTTTTTTGTTGGTCACCAGGGATATAACGTCCTGTATCTAATATCCCTTCTTTTGTTGTCTGTGTATCTAATCGAAAGCGTACTTTATTTTGCATATCTTCTTTTGATCTATAGCCAAGCTGTTTCCAATTATCAAATCCTTGTGGAGATGATCCTTCTAATCCAAGTAGAGATAATGCAATGCCAGCGGGTGATACTGGTATTAACATATTACGTGCAAACCCAGGTAAAGAACCAATTACAGGAATATTTTTAACAATATTAGAAGATTGAAACAATGGGCTAGCTGCTTTATTTAAATTTTGAATTAAACCACCGACACCTCCAACAGGATTAAATGCTTGTTTCGGAAGGAGCGCTTCAGCAACATTTTGCATGCCTCCTCCTGCTCTTTTCATTAGATCTCTAGTTAAACCATAATCTCGTGCAAAAGGATCAAGAGCTTGAGCTGCTTCAGGTAAACGAGTTGTTATTTGCCGTGTTAATCCTTGTCCGATATTTGGTGCCCGTAATAAACCTTCAGCGTTTTGTGTGACCGTTCTAGCAAGCTGTGGTACATTCAGCGTTTGAATGGCTCTATTTGCTCCTGCAGCCTGAACAGCTCGTTGAGCACCAGAAGTTCCAGAAAGGTCATTAAGCAAACCCGTAATACGAGTAGGGATATTACCAAAGTTAGATCCTGCAAACTGAGGCGGAAGATTACGACCTAATAATTTTTCAGCATCTACTGCTAATTTTCGATATGTTAACGGGTCAGTAATAGTGTCTACTAAAGCTCGAGGAGCTGCTTTAGCACCATATCCTTTTATTGCATTTAAAAATTGAAGTGGATTCATGATACTACCTGTGGTTTACGTGAAGATAAAGATTACTACCTACGGCAGTATCAGCGGGTCCAGGTAATGCTTGAATGTATTCAGCACCTGAACGTTCATAACGATAACGTGCTTGGAATGGGTCTTTATAATTTGGTACATAAAGAATCATTGCTAGCCGATTTGTTTCATACAAGTATATTTCATCCCATACTTTAAGGGCTTCTTTTGCATTAGAAGATCGGATAGTACGGTCTACGTCTCCAAGAATACTTTCAATCCTTGTGGAAGGAGAACTTGCAACTTCAGTTTTCTTTTCTGCTGTATCACAACGACCAACCTGAATAGTAATCTTATTGTAAAAATAAGAATCAGGTATAGTATTCATCGCTTCTTCCAAACGAGCGTAATCTCCTGCTGGAATAGAAACAGTAAAATATCCTAGATGATACCTTACTCTACTTTTGTCAAAATCAGATAGCTGCACTTCTTGTTACCATCATTCTTTTATTATAGGTGTAATAAATCAATCTCATGCTTCATACGGATTTTGCATCATATAACTCATTAGAAAATCAGTAGTCGGATCACTTTTTGGTTTTAATAAAGAACCCATTAAATCTCCATATAAACCCATTGAGCTGCTTCTATCTCTTCTGGCTTGACCAAATAATTTACTCATAAAACCTAACGTTGCTAAAGCACCTAACCCTTGTCCTGCTTGTTGTCCCTGGTTATAAATAGCAAAATCAGATGCTGGTAATACAGGTGCAGTTGGCTTTGAATTTAAATTTGATGCGTATACTTGGGCTTCTGGTCCCAGTTTACTCATGTGTCCAAAACCTAATTCATATTTATCATCTGCTGTTTTAAACGTCATAAGATTACCGTAACCACCTGCTGCTGGTATAGGTAACGCTTTACCGTATCCTTGATAATAAACAGGGGTTCCAGCGGCACCAGCAAAATCCATTCCCTGGTGGTACGTTGATGCTCCTGCAGTAGGTGCGTCCCTTTTTCCAAATCTTGAAGTAATTGTTAATCCTGCCTCTGGATTCCACTCAAGGCCACCTGCAGCATTACGTCTAACTAAAGGTGTTCTTTTCTCTCCTATCTGAACACCAGTAAAAGGAGTTTTAATAGTATTGGGATCGAGTAAAGCTCCTGTTTTTCGATCTCTAATAAAGGTATGGATGTGCGGACCAGAGGCTTCACCTGTACTACCAACATTACCTATTAAAAATTTACCACCTGAAGTCGTCATTTTGTTATTTTATTTTCATTCTAAAATGAAAAAGCCCCGCCGAAGCAGGACTTACATCACACACGTACCAGATCAGCAGCAAATACAGAGTCCCAATCAACACGTTTAATCTGTTTTAACTGATCTAGATTACTGAACTTTTCACCAGAAAGACTCGTCTGTATGTCTTTAATCTCACGTGCTGTCTTGAGCCCAATCCCTTTAATATGATCAGCAATCATTTGAGCGGTTGCTGAATTAAGATTCAAGCGATGATCTGGGGGAAACGCACGGGGTGTTTCCTTTGCTGCTTTATCTTTTACCTGTAGAGTCTTAACCGTTTTATTGGCTGACTCATCTGGCTTGATCTCAGTTTTGTAAACGGTATAAAGGCGACCGTCCTGGTCTTCGACCATGAACCAGTCACCGTTATCCCATTCACTAATAACTTTGACCCGAGCGCCGGTTTTGGTGTGTTGATAAAGCATGGGTACCAGGTGTGCTGGTATTAGTTTACCTTAATTAAGTCGAACTGACAGTCCAATTATTAAGAACTGACGGTCCGATTATTAAGATAAGCTTCCAGATCACTGTAATCAGGAGCGTTATCAGGAACCAGGTAACAAACCTCCACAAACAAATAACCGGTTAGACCAGCATTTTTGTCTGCTGCGGAGATGTATACACCGCCTGCAACAGAAGTGGAGTTAGCAGTAGCTTTAGAGTACACCTTAAAGGTTTCAGCAGAGGTGACCTGTTTGTAGACAGCACCACTGTTTACAAAACCTGAACCAGTATTTATTTGTAAACCAGATGCAGGTCCAATAAATACAGGAACTGAACCAAAGCCTTGGCTACCGCCTGCAAAATAAACAGTACCAGCGCCTTCACCTGAAACAGTAGAAGATAATACAGCAGCAGCAACTGATTCACCAGAAGCAGCAACTGGGCCAGAGCTATCACGCCCAAAGGCAATTACGTTACCTGTAGTGTTATACACACCAGAAGCAACACGATTGTCTCCCCAGCCAGCACCAACTGAGATTGCAGCGCGGTAAACATAGCCTGCTTGGACAGAATTACCACTGATTACCATTCCGGTAATATCAGTACGAGTATCATCTTGCCTGTAAGGAGATGGGATGATAACACTCATGGTTTGACCATAAGTAGCAGAATCACCAGATATCCAGGTTACAGGAACATAACCACGTTGCTGAAAATAACGATAGCCAGGAATAGCTAGAACAGATGTAGGACCAGCCTTTGATGCGTCTGCAGTTCCACCAGCACCAGTGGAGTCAAAGTTTTTGTACCAGCCATTAAGAGCTTCTACCCAGTTACCAGGGTAGATCTTTTTGGAAGTCAAATAAGTCATTTATTTCTCCTTGTTGTTTTATTTATTGTATCAAAGAATGCCGTCATCGCTAACGAAGCTGTAAGCAGTGGTAACAAAGTCCTTATTCAGGATTTCAAAACCAGCATACAGTTGCCAGATAAGAATGATAAAGCGGCTGAAGTCATCATTATTGTTAATGAGAACTTGAGCATTAGGACCACCTACACCAACACCTACTGCCTGAGGACCAAAGAAGAAACCTTGGGCTACTTCCTGGGAAGTATAAGCAGGAGAGTCAGTAAAGCTAGCTGTAATATTCTTGGTTGGGAAGTTGGTAGATTCATAGAATTTAACACCTTCAAACTGAACGCCAGTAGGCATTACAGGTTCACCAGCCAGGAAGTAACCTTGACCCGCTTGAGGACCTTGGTAGAAGCTGGCGTTATTAGGCATCATGGGATTGCCAGACATATACATGCCTTGACCAGGATTACCTGAATAACGTGCGATTTCACGGAAGTCAGAATCACGACGCAAGTGCATCATGAAAGTAGGATCGCAAATACAACGATACAAACCATCAGAGAAGGTAGGTACGTTGCGCTTACGGAGATCCTTAACTACATTCAACAGGTCGGTAGATACGTGGAACTGTTGTGAATTAGCTGTGTACTGAGCAGTGGTGTAAGAAATACGGCCACTGGAATCCTTAGCTGCACCAGTTGGGAAGTAGTAACCACCTTGTGATGTTGATGCTTCACCATTAGCTTCTGCTTTGGCTAATTCATCAATAAACACACGATCACGCCAACGACGATAATCATCAAGAAGTGTAAGGGAGCCAATAGACTGGTGGAACATATTCAGATTACCTGTGTCCAGCAACATGCGCTGAGCAGTAATCAGAGTTTCACGAGCAATTTTAAAGGTACTAGGCTGAGTAGGATCAGAAGGATCCGCAGGGCCAGTGTATTCCTTAAGCACCACAAGGACTTTTTCCTTGGTGATGTTACGGCTGTTGGCAGTACCAATGGTTTGATCGGAAATACGTTCGCGGCTATCCTTAGTACCAGGAGTGCCCCAGAATTTGTAGCGATCAAGTTGAACGGTTTGACCAGGCTGACGAGTAAAGTCATGAACCACAACGGGTTCTACGGCCATCTCGCAGATGTAAGCAGGGTGAGGACGGTAAAGTTCTGCACCTAAGATCTTTGGAAAATCGGTATCAATAAACACTTTAGTTTATCCTCCTATATTGCAGGATGTATGGTGAAAAGATTCAGACGTACAACTGTCTTTATCTATGAAAATTTTAGCAGGTATTAATTTAACTATCTTTGATAGTTACTAATACCCGCAGTGCCTGTTGTTTGTTTGTACCGGGCACCTGGAGAATTGCTAGATCCGTAAGATTCGGGATCAATGTAATTGGATTGCATACCTGGAACACCAACCATGCCAGCGGTATTTGCAATACCGCCACCAATTAATCCCCCAAGTCCGCCATAAGTGACACTACTCAAAGGAGCTGAAGCCTGCCCTGCTGTATATAGAGCTTTCTCAAGTGGGCTTAGTGCCACACCTGTTTTCTTGAGTACTTGTTGTTGCTTAGCCAGTCTTCCACCAGCAAAGCCGGGTAATGCTCCTAAACCGCCTGCGCCTAAAGCTTCTAACGCGATGCGTCCAGGACCTTTTTCATCGGCCTGACCAGTCACTACGTTACCAAGAACAGAACCACCAGCACCAATGGCGGCGCCACCGAGGGCGCCAATCAAAGGAGCATACTTACCAGCAAGAGCCCCAGATAATTGCTCACCTGTTTCCCTTATTCTGTTGCCCATTCGACCCATCATAGCCTTACTCCATTACAAATAGCTTGTTAGCTACAGTATTGGGTTGAGCTTGGTTGAGAACACGCCAGGCATTCTGAGGATCTCGTGCCATCATTTCATTGAAGCCGCCCCAGAAGTTTTGAGGTTGTTGTGGGCCAGCAGCATCAGGAGGCGCAGGGAAATTCCCATATCCAGGTACTACTTGCTCTGTGCGATAGCCACGGGTATTCAAATCTTGCTCACTTTCGTAAACAGGATAAGGACCTTCAGGACCGAAGAACTTAAGAGTATAATCACTCAGTACATCAGGGTTAGTAAGAATTTCGTTATAAGCGAGATTCTCTTGACACTCATTTACAGCAAAGTTGGCGTAACCACTTAACAGATCTTTTGCTTTAAAGCCCCATGCAACTGCACTATCCAACATGCTTTCCAGTTGGAGAGCATAGTTATTTAGGACGGCTGGTGCTTCTACCCCGAACGCGTCGATCGCCTGGCGGCTTTCGTTGCTCAGGCCCAGGTAATCCGCTACGTCCGCCAGTGAGGGACTGGAGGAGGTTTGGGAATAATTGGTTGAGTATTCCTGGTTGGGATACGAGGTCTGCGTCCCCAAGTTGGGCGTAGGCTGGCCGTAAGGTGTCTGGCCGTAATTGGCCGGGGCGTATGTTGGCGTCGGAGCCGAGGGTTGACCCTGGAACGGGGATTGGACTGGTGCGCTCAGCAGACCCACTACTTTGTTGAACGCCGATTCCCATGGGCTGTTCTGGGGTGCCGCCGGTTGGGATTGGGGGGCGTACTGAGTAGGGCTTGATTGGTAGCTGATAGGCGCTTGTGGCACCGCTTGGGGGTAATTGGTACCCACCTGGTAATTGATCGGTCCCTGGTAGCTCTGTCCCGGAGCCTGAGGCGCTGGTACTGCCACGTAGCTGCTTGGTGCTACTGCGGTCGGTACTTGGCTCATCTGTGGGATCGATTGGACGGTAACGTCCTGCATAACTCATCTCCTTTTGTAATGCTTCTAAGGTGCGATACAGATAAGGTGTAAGGTCAAGACGTGGATCAGCAGCCATAGGTAAATCCGGTGACTGCGGGTGAGGGGTCTGCATCATGCCCCCCACTAATTTCGCAAAAGCAGAGTATGCACCCTGCAGTTCGTTGACCATTCTGAATGGGAACCCCGATAACATCGCGGCCCGCTCCTCATCCGTTTTTGACGGGAAGAGGTACTTCAGTGCTTCAATACTATCAACACCTAATTCTTGGAGGTTACGTACCACGATAGAATTATTAAGTATATCCTGTGTAGAGTCTTCGTAAACAGGACCTAACCAACGCCAAAGCATGGTCAGATCCCCGTCTGGTATTAGGCCAATGACTCCTGTAGGTATATGTTGAGTCTCTACACATACCTTCATTACTTCTTTAATCTTTTCTTCAAATCCTTTTAAACCTGCTTCGTATAAATCAATTTCTTCTTTAGATGCGTTCTCTATTGGTTCAACTGGCTTCTCAATTCCTGTGGCAGCAGCCAAGGTATCACGGAATAAACGTTCTTCTTGATAGATGATTAACTCTAAACACCTACAAATACCATATGTATAAATAGCATTTGCTTTTTTCTTAGATGTTGCTGATACACGACCGAATAATGACTTGTATTCTGTTGCTGTGATACCAGCGGAGATAGAAAGGTCGTCTACACCCCCTAAAGCTGTCCGTATTTCTTCTCGATACTGACGTGCAAAGTTATTTTGGTCACCAGTGATAGCGTCTGGGACAATATAACCAACACGATCATTAGGTTCCAGGTTAGCTATCACCCTAGGCACCCTAATTTGTCCATCCATACCCCTAGAGAGTGGATCAGACTTAAATCTTGACTGACTCAAGGCCCCTAA